AGCCAAAGTGACATGTACTGGCAAGTCTTTGCGTGCAAGACACCAGAGGAGCGCCAGGCTCAACAGGAAGCATCACTAGACAAACCAAAGGTAAGGATTGTCATGTAAACACAAACACAAAAAAACACAAAAATATAAAAAAGGCGGGGGTGGGCACCCCAACTTTTTTTTGTAAAAATTGAAACGGGTTTTCAAGTATTTTTTTAAAATGGAAGACCGATGGGTGTATGATAACAATGGTAACCTTTCTTATCATTATCAAGTCAACGGTATCGCATGCATCTTATGGGAATACGACGGATTTTATCAATGGCAATATGGTAATAATATATACATTTTAAATGATATTTATGCATATGACAATAATACTTATGTGGGATACATGACAGAAGATGGTGATCTTCATTATCAAATTGGATGACAACGGATGCAACATGAAAAGTTAAAGTATTCGATGAACTGGTTCCTGGTCAAAATTTTTTTACTCATTTCTGAGTTCATGACTCATTTATTACTTAACGATGAATATAGATAACATTATAAACATTTTCTAGAAAACGGCTCAAGTGTGGATGACAACGGATCTAAATAAAATTGAAATGTGTTTTTTACTATTACTTTCACACAATTACAAAATGGCTTTCTCCGTAACAATGACTCGCGATTTGACCGAATCAATGGCTAGCTTTGCTGGGACGATCTTGAGTGATGCGATTGAACGTTTGGCAAAAAAGTACTCGTTTGATCCAGAAGATGCAAAAGAATTTATCCTGAAAGGAGGTGTGGATGTCAAGTTACCACCGATTGAAAAGTCAAAACTTCCATGGTGTGGTTCAGTGGATGCATCGTGTTGCAAGGCCATCATCAAGAATGGCGGACTATTCACCCAGTGTACTAGTTCACCTCTGGATGGTGGATGGTGCAAGAAGTGTGCGAAGGACGTCGAGAAAAATGGGACACCAACAAATGGGGACGTAGAAGCCCGATTGGTTGGAGACATCATGGAGTACAAGGTAGGCAATACCCAGGTAAAACCATACATTGATTACATGACAAAACATGGCCTCACGCGAGAACAAGTAGAAGAGTCGGCCGCGACATACGGTTTGACGATTGATCCTCGTCAATTCGAAAAAAAGAAACGGGGACGTAAAAATACTACGCCTCGCGTCATGACTCCTGCAGTTGAGTTACCACATCCGGATGTCGCACATGTAGCTGAAGATGTATCTCAAGATGTATCTCAAGATGTATCTGAAGACGCTACAGAAGAAGCAACTTCAGTTGCAAATGAAGATGAGACACCAGATCTAGAAGAAGAAGAACACACAGTCGCACCAATTCCTGCACCAATTCCTGCACCAATTCCTGCACCAACTCCTGCACGAGCACCTGCACGAGCACCTGCACCCACACCTGCACCCACACCTGCACCAACACCTGCACCAACACCTGTACATGAAGAACGAGACAGAGAAGAAGTAGAAGATGACAAACCGTTGACTATCAAGGGAATCAACGAAATGAAAAAAGAAGACGTGCATCGTATCTGTCCAAAATATGGAATCACAATTGAAGGTAAAAACTTATTCGAGCTCAGGAAAGAACTCCGTACTAAGGTACGATAAAAAACTGGAGCAATGGAGCAAGTAGCTGGAGCAAGTAGCTGGAGCAAGTAGCTGGAGCAAGTAGCTGGAGCAAGTAGCTGGAGCAAGTTAGCTGGAGCAAGTAGCTGGAGCAAGTAGCTGGAATCGCATGCGTGCGGGGATGAACACCTTTTTTTTACTCATTTCTCACTTAATTACTCATTTCTGATTTACCATTCAAATTATTTACAGAATGTTATATTTTAAAAATTTCAAAATAAACATAGGATAATGGGGTGTTATTTTTCTTTCAATAAGATATGAAACGTTGGACAATGAAATATAAAAAAAGTATAAACTGTAAATATCCACGTGGATTTTCACAAAAACAATATTGTAAAGGAAAGAAAAAATACTCATTTCTTACTTAAGCACTCATTTCTGACTTACCATGAAAAAACTACTTGATAGAGTGTGTTTTTTGTAAAAACTAGAAAAAATATCTCTTTTTCACAGGGGACAAACATTTTTAAGTTCAGATTTAAAAACTACTAACAAATTATTGTCAAAAGGATTATGAAATGGTATTTTCAATAAAGCAAATATACAATCTTTATACTGATTTTCCCATTCTTTAATCTTATTTTCAAATAAATGTTCTTCAGAATTACTTATATCCTCTATAATAAAATATCCATTTGGTTTTAATTTGTGTATACTATTTTCGAAAAAACATACATTCGCATCAAATGTATGTAATCCATCTTCAATAATAATATCAAAATTATCTTGTAACTCAGGTTCAACCCACATTTTCTTTATAATTTCTGGGTTTGTCTGGTCACAATAAAATGTTTTTATTTTATCAGTATTGAACAATATGTCAGTATCAATATCGGCTCCAAAAATATGAGAATTGAAAAAAAACTCTGACCAACCAAAAAGAGATGCTCCTGGAGTTCCTTCAGGACCCATATTGGAAAGAATATTTACATTGTTTGTTCCTAAACCCAATTCAAAAACTCTTAATTCTTTCTCACGTAAATCTTTGAATATACTATAATAAAATAGCGTATAGTTATGCCAACTAGACCCCATATTCATAGACCCTTTATCACTTTTGTGTCTACCCATTATTTCACATAGAGGAGTACTTTTTGTTGTATCAAATAAATAATTCATATTATGAATAAAAATTATCCTTTAAATTAAACACTTTTATTTTCAAAGTGAAACTTGACCATCCCATTCTTCCATAGTTACGGGATAATATGGTTGATCTAATGCTAACACGGCAATATCACGAATTAATTTTTTTGAAAAGACTACATCTCCTTCTATGATTGAGAATGTAATTTTATCATGAATGGTTATTTTTATTTTACAGGTAGGATGAATGATGTAAGAATCTATCAGATCTACTTTTTTGAAACCACAAGTAGCGCAAATACGTTCGAATGAACCCATGGGAAAAGAATAATCCATTTGTGAATGATAAGAAATAAAAAAATCAATTTTATATATAATGAGTTTCGATTACAAAAAAATTTCAGCTACGGCAGGAATTTTTTGTTTAGGAGGAGTGATATTACTTTTAGTGAATGGAATCGATGAAGAAACAATTAGTAAGTTTTTTAAAAAATCTGATACTCCAGAATTAAAAGAAGCAGAGGCTCACACACCAGAGGCTCATACACCAGATGCTCATACACCAGAGTTTCACACACCAGATGCTCATACACCAGAGTTTCACACACCAGAGGCTCACACACCAGATGCTCATACACCAGAGTTTCACACACCAGAGGCTCACATACCAGAGGCTCACACACCAGAAGCATTACATAACGATGTAAACACACAAGTAGAACCTTCAACAAACCCTACACCTGTAGATTTACGTGATGAACTACACGAACCTACAAACGGATCCGATCTTGCATCCGAACCTGCATCCGCACCTGCATCTGCACCTGCATCCGCACCTGCACTCGCACCCACACCTGAACCTGCACTCGCACCTGCACTCGCACCTGCACTCGCACCCGAACCTGCACTCGCACCCGCACCTGCACTCGCACCCGCACCTGCACCCACACCTGAACCTGCAATCGCACCTGCACTCGCACCTGCATCCGCTCCCGCACTTGTACCCGAACCTGCACCAACACCTGCACCCACACCTGAACCTGCAATCGCACCTGCACTCGCACCTGCATCCGCTCCCGCACTTGTACCCGCTCCCGCTCCCGCACCTGCATCCGCACCTGCACTCGCACCCACACCTGCACACGAACCTGTACCTGCACCCACACCTGTACCCACACACGAACCTGTACCTACACCCGAACCTGCACCCTCATCTTCAAGCACTGGTGGTACACGTAAAAAATACCATACCCACAACAAAACACGATGTAAATATTGTAAACGTGAATAATTAAAATGAATGTGTAATAGTAAGTATAGCAAATGTAAACAAAAATAATTTTGTTTCTCTATCAATACAAACTGGATTTTTTGTAAAAGGATGAAATAAATAAATCATCAATATAGACAATAAAATCATAAACGATGTATCAATCAAGGAAAGTTTTTTTTTGTTTTCTGAAGAAGGATTACGTTTTTCTTTTAAGAAAAAATAAAGAAAAGTTAGTTTTACGAACAATAATACATATAAATACCAATGCATAAAATATAGATATAAAATATGATACGATTTCCTGGAATTAAACCCCATAATATAACAAACAAACCATTTAAAAGAAAAATAATTAGAATAGTGACGGCACCCAAAACTGGATGTGGTTGTGGAAAATAAAATGTCTATGTGGCCTAATGGATAAGGCGTGCGACTTCTAATCGCAAGATTGCGGGTTCGAGTCCCGTCATAGATTTTCCCTACATATAGTATGAGTTATTTACCAGAAAAACCATATTTGTACACTGATGAAGTAGATCGTTTAGTTGCAGAGATTGAAAAAAATCCAAGTGTATATGTACCTTATATAAAAAGGTTGAAAGAATATGATGCACAACCTTTTTATAAAAAAAAAATAGAGGGTGCTATAACACATATTGAACCAGGTAAAGTTTTTTTACCAGAAAACCAATATTTGTATACTGAACAAGTAGATCGTTTAGTGGCAGAGATTGAAAAAAATCCAAGTGTATATGTACCTTATATAAAAAGGTTGAAAGAATATGATGCACAACCTTTTTATAAAAAAAAAATAGAAGGTGCTATAATCATTGCAGAGCGGAGCGGGCAAGCATCCGCGGAGCGACAGCCAGCGGTGGAACCGTTTGATTGGTTTAAAGATTTGAAACCACCTGATTCACCCAAAGAATCCATGAATTGGTTGAAAGATTTAAAACCACCTGATTCACCCAAAGAATCCATGGATTGGTTTAAAGATGTAACTCCAGAAGAATTAAGTGTACCTTCATCTGGGAAAAAATTAAAAAATACTTTAAAATTTTTGTTACCCTATTTTAAAAGTGAAGAAGACAAAATAGATACTTTATTGCTGGAAAAAAAAAGTGTGACTGATCCAAGAGTAGCAAATAAATTAATACAACAAAATCCATACAATATCATGTTTATTCATCCTTCTATTTATACAGAAGATATGATTTTAAAAGTAGCACATGAAGGTCCATTATTTCTCATTTTTGTGGACATTGATCATCCATTGATAAAAAGGATGTTACCAGAATTATTGGCTATTCCAAATATATGTGAATATATGAAGATAGAAAATTATTTTACAGAAGACATATTATATCAGTTAGATTTTCGTAGTGTATTTGATGTAGCTAGTATAAGTGTAGGTCCTATTGTATATATTCAGGCATTGTGTCATGGCGGTTTGGTCGGACCTATTACAGTCACACAACCAGTAACAAGATATTCTAGTGTTCCTTTGGGAGTGTGTGAAATAGCAAGTTGTTTCAAATTTGCTTTTATTCGTAGAACGACTACATATAAAAATTTTGTAGAGAATAATGTAACCAATATGATGGAATTAATAAATCGTAGTTATCCAGAACAAGATAAAAGATATGTTGCTGTAAAAAAATTAACAACGGTACCTAAAAAAATAGTTCGTCCAGGAAATGAAATGATGAATAAAATATTTTCTTGTGTTGATAAAACTAATTTTATGATTAATTTTTTAGATATTGTAACAGAAACTGGTAAATATAATTTATTTTCTATCAAACCAGAATGGTCTTTAGAAGAAGTATTATCTTTATTTCCAGGAAAAGAAATTGTACTTTGTGATTATAGTTGTTCATTGAATGAATCATTTCCAAAAGAAGACATGGAAAGACTTGGAGGTACAAAACGTAAACGAAGACGTAAACGTACTCGTAAAAATTGATTGTCTTTTTTATAAAAAACATGAAAATGATATCATTGAATCATGCAACGCATACGTATACAGTCAATGGGAAACCTTTTGTTTCAGTAACTACTTTGTTGTCATCTTGGTTTGCTAAATTTGATCCAGACAAGATACTTGCAAAAATGAACAAACAAAATTATCCAAATATGTCGGATGAGGACATTAAAAGAGAATGGGAAGAAAAAAGTAAAGTTGCGTCTGAATTAGGTACGCAGTTACATCAATCGATTGAATTGTATTTCAAAGGGACACCTCAACCATTAGATACGGTAGAGTATGGTTATTTTGAAGATTTTGTTTCCAAAAATAAATTGGATACATTTCAAGTAGAATGGTGTGTTTATCATGAACCAACAACATTGATTGGAACAATCGATTATGTATGTAAACGTACAGATGGAACATTGGATTTGTATGATTGGAAACGTAGTAGTGATTTATCGAAAGGGTATGGTAGATGTTTGTTACCTGAATTGTCGCATATACCGGATTCCAAGTATTGGAAGTATACACTACAATTAAATTTGTATCGATTTTTGGTGGAAGAAAATGGATACAAAGTGAATAAAATGTACATTGTGTGTTTTCATCCTGTCAATTCAGGATTTCAAAAATTAGAAGTACAAGTCATTGACGTAAAAACTATATTAAACAAATATAGAGCAACTACTACATGTGGTTGATGCGATGGATATTATCTTGGTGGAGATGGTTTTTCCCGCTTCCGATAACCTATCCTTATGAATTTAAGTATCCATTGACTGAACAATTGGAAGAAACGGAAGAAAATAAGCTTTACAAAAGAGTTGAAGAAGTAACACCGGAAGGACATGTATACTTGACGTATGATGAACAAAGCAATACTTTTTTTTATTGGTCAAAAAAGTCAATTTCTTACAAATATCTGGATGTGGTGGCTCGTAAATATGTCATTGTGTATGATTGTAAAGAAGTGTATGTAAATTTATTCAAAGAAATCATAAAATCTTCATTGAAAGAAAAAGAGGAAAAAGAAGAAAAAGAGGGACCTTATGTAAAATTTAAATCGTATACACCAAAAAAAAATTACAGACCTTTGAAAGAAAGAGTAAATCAATATAAATATTTAGGAAAATGGGAAATCCCTAAGACAGTCAATCCATATAAAAAAAGTAGTTATTCAGATTATAAAAAACAAATATATGAATGATATGTCTTGGTTTCAAATTATGAAAAATGATTTTGAAAAAGGAAATTTTCCAAAAATAGATCCATGGGGATTTTTACCTCCATTTCCGGCGGCAACGGCTTTACAAGTAATGGCAACTCTCAATGATGTATTTCAAACGAACAAAGATAAGGTATCAAAATTGGTAACGATTACGATAGATCATGAAATTGCAAAAAAAAAACATGATATTCAAATGTTAGAAATGTGATTACTTTTTGTATGCTAAATAACCAATACTCATAGATAAATCAAAAGAAGAACCCAACATACGTTTGGCAATTTCCATGGCAACTTTTTCTTTCTCCGTCAATTGTGAAAGATAGGATTCCATCGTACTGTTCTAGTAGAAAATAATAATCAATTTTTATATGAACTATGGATCTTATGGATGTATTTATTATCCAGGAATGGATTGTAATGGAAACATGAAAACACACGTTTCGAAAATTGTCAATACAAAATATTCTCAACGGGAAATAGATATATCTAACAAAATAAAACAAATACCAAATTACAAAGATTATTTTGTGCCGATTGAAACGTCTTGTTCCATTCAATCCACCAAAGTGAAACGTTGCAAAGCATTAACATTTGAAACCAATTATGTATTGCTTACCATGCCATATTTTAAACAAGTCACTGTACCATTTGATGAAACCGTATTTAACACACTTACTTATGCCATTGAGTTACTCATTGAACACAAACTAGTCCATTTTGATATCAAACAAGACAATATCATATGTACACCGAAACCTTTTTTAATTGATTTTGGTATTTCTTTAGATATGAATGAAGTAAATTTACCTTCTTATTTTTTTATATATGATCCGCAACAATTTGCGTGGCCAATTGAAGTACATTTGTTGTGTTACATGATGGACCATGAATGGACACCCTCTTTGTTAGAAAAGGTATGTAAAGAAGTTTGTAGGCATAGTCCTGTATTACCACAAGAATATGCATCGCAATGTATTCAACATTATGCATATGTATACAAATTACCACGGAAAGAAGTGATTGCTAAATTAATAAAAGGATGGAATACGTGGGATATGTACGCACTGACTATTCTTTTGAATCAACCGCACATCAATTTACACTATGATGCATCTAAACGTTTAACTCCGTCGGCGTCTCGATTTGCGACCTCCTAATTTTCCCTTCATCATGTCACCAGCCTGTTTCATTGTGTTGGTTCCGCTTTTTAATAAATGGTTGAGGTTCATTTTGGAACCACCCATTTTTCCCTTAATACGTCTTGTCCCACCGACTTTGGAAGCAGAACGTGTGAGCGAGGAGGGGCTTTCATAACCAGTAACACTACCACCTACGCGAGAATTTTTCAATGAAGAAGGGCTTTCATTACCCATGGGGGCGCCACCATAGCTGTCTTTTGCTTGTCTCAATAAATCTTTGTAACTTAGTTGACGGTTTTGTTTGCGAAAGTTACGTACATGTTCCATCCAAGCGTTAGGCATATTATAACTATACAAAAAAAAATTGCTTCTTCTTTTGAAAGAAAAATGTAAAAATGAAAGGAAAATTTACGAAGTCTTATTTTCGTCCACCAAAAGAAGAAGGAGAAGTGGTTGCCATTCTTGAAAAGAATATGGGGAATGGAATACTTCAAGTCAAAACACCTGGAGGTACTTTATTGTGTCATGTTCGTAAAAAATTTGGTTCAAAAGAACGCGCTTCCCTAAAACTTGGGGTATGGTTGTTAGTTGGACTACGTGAATTTGAAACATCAAAAAAGAATTGTGATTTACTAGAAATTTATTCGGATACAGAGACACAAAAACTTCTTACTATGGATGGACCATGGCGTGTGTTTGAACAAAAAGAAGATATTGATTTTGTGGATAAGGTAGAAACAGACAAAGCGGTAGAAATAGTGCTAGACATGGATATTAACATTGATGATATTTAAGCAAAATCTCCATTGTATACATTTACAGAACCATTGACACCTTTGTAAGGGATATCATTTTTTTGAATACAAGACGATTGTATTCCGTAATAACGTTCATAATCCATATCTAATAAAGTTTTGGTATAAGGTGTGCAACGTATTGGTTGACTATAATCTTTGGTTTGATATCTTTGATCGTAAACATTTTCTTTTTTGTTCAATGGACAAGATAATACACGACCTTTTGTTTGTGTGTAATGACTGGCATCTTTCTCTACTTTATAGACGTGAGTTTTTGGATATACACCGTGAAGAATACCCTTGTATTTTGTTTCTAACAAACCATTTTCATTCATGGTAGATCGTTTCACTAAAGTTTGTGGTGTTCCTAAACATGAACGATGTATGTGAATGGGATATGTAGTACCACATGTACGTGCTCGCCATCCTCCTACGCGACACCTACTTCCCATACCATGCCCCATAGGTGCTGGACCACGAAATGGAGTGCGTGTGACACTTCTTCCCAAATTTTCACCCAAGGAAGGTTGACGCAATGGTCCATTTAAAGAAAATCCTTCTTTTGTAGAATGAGTTTTTCCGTACATGGTAAGTGTTTTTGCTTTCATTGTAGCGATTGACATACTAAACATTGTTAAAAAAATTGAAATGATCTTTTTTAAAACTTGTATATATGTCATGTCTCGCAGAATTCGTACCGATTTTCGTAAAGAGTTCCCACAGCTGGTTGCGTCCAAGCCAATGGAAACACCTTTGAGTTTCTCTCACATCAAAGATATTGTGGAGCCGGTACCAGTTCCAATCAAAACATTACCTTATGGTTGGGTCAATCTTCGAAATCCCGAAACGTATCTTAATGTAACGTTTCGTCGACAATACACTACAGACCAACGAATGTGTATGGCTGTTGAAAAAATGAGGCAACGATGGATTGCTTACAACATTCAACATGATATTGAAGAAAGGTATGATGAAGAACCAGAATATGAATATGATGAAACAGAATCAGAAACGGACACTATGTCAGCAGAAGATCCAGAATATGAAAGTGATTTTTAAATCTGAAATTCATTATGTATATAACTTGAAAATTTTTTACGATCTTGAAATAAAATACCACGATGACCTTCAATATAACTTTCTAAATCATATCTTACAATATTTGCAGGATACAATAATGTAAATTGATTTAATATTTCATCTACGTATCGTTCGTACAAGAAAAAATCCATAAAGGCTAAAAATGTCTTGGCACCTAACTTAGAAATACCAATTGCATGTAATCCTTTACAATGACCAGTGATTTGAATAACATCATGATGATTGATGACTGCAACTTTTTTTAGATGAATGGGAACGTTTCTTTCTTGACAAAATCCTAAATAAAAAAACATGTCTGATATTTTCTCGTATTCTATTATTTCTTCTAAAGATATGTCTTCATGAATGTTGATATCATCTTCAAAAACATAAGCGTACTCATCTGTTTCAATTATTTTTTTGTAGATTGCGATCATGGATAATTTGTTAGACAATACGTAATCTTCATGTGGAATAGATGGTACAATGTGAACTGTAAAACCTATATTCGTCAATATATTTTTTGAAAAAATACTTCTATCAGATGTTTTATCATAACTTAACAAATATGCATTTCTCATACTATTTAATATTGATAAATACATTTGACAGTTAAACTTAAACTCCAATCCATACCATTCAATCCCAACAAATTACCTTTATCATCATACAATGCAACCGATAAATTGACTAAATCTACTGGACCAAAATATTCTCTAGATTGTAAAGAAAGGGGACCACCATTTTCTACAAACAATTTATTTGGAACACCATCCACGGTTTCTGTTGTACCATCTATATTTGTTTTTCCCCAATCGGTTCTTTTTACAGCAATCTTTGCAAATGCATTGCTTGATTCGTGACCTATGATGCGATTGTGTGGAAGTATTTGATCTGAAATGGCATTGATTGTATACAATTGTTTACTGGTAAGATTACGTGGATTCGATGGAAGTACATGAATCGAAGTGGGAGAGGTTCTATATTGTGGTATATCTTCACTGAAATAACTAGGTAATGAAATGGGTGTTTTAGGTGTATTGTTGACAGATACAATGCTACGATTCAATCTATTTGTTTTGTAATCTTCCAAGGATACAATAATATATTTTGTACCACTTGCATCTACTAAACTAGGTGCTTGTGCTACAAATGTACCGTTGTTACGTATACATGTTACGATGGGTAAACGATATCCTAAGAACCAACCAAGATTACAGCTGTAACGATTGTTCAACATGGTACTTTCTGTACCGGTGCCATCTAACCAAAGAAGTTGTACATTATAAATTGTATCATCCAAAGGTGTAAATGTAAGTGTCAACTTACCCGTATTTGAATTGTAAGTAGGAGCTACTGTCAAAATATCACTCAAAGCAAGGTTGATTTCATTGCATACTTCAGTATATAAACTAATTGTGGTGTAATTTCCTTCTTTGATTTGAACGGGATATTTGGTGGCATCCTCTCTTATGACACACACAATGAATCCAATCGTACCTTTCGACAATGTGAAGGTATACCAAGATTGTGGTATTTCTATGGAATACAATGATATAGAAATGACATTCAACAATGGTTCTGTCAATTCAAATACAAATTGATCAGAAGTGTTGGTAAGATTAATGATATCACGATAAGAAGAATCTATATTGATTAGACGTGTAATGGTAGTTTTTAAATCAGGGTTGATTGTACCACGTTTTACATCTACTTGAACGGTTTTACTTACTTCCTCTTCTTTGGTTTCATTTAGTAATCGTTCTTCAATGGCTTTGAAAAAAGAAACAGATTTTTTTGAAGGGTATTCTTTTATTTTTTGTTCAACGGTTTCTTTGATGGAATTGTTCGTTACTACTGTTAATCCAAGTAGTTCAATTAATTCTTCAGTGGAATAATGATCTACTTCTAAATCCATAATAGATAGATAGATTTACTATTAAAATTGAAATTAAAAAACTATAGTCATTGTAAAATGGATTGTCAAGTATGTACCGCTCCTTTCAATCAAAGTACGAGGGCAAAAGTACCTTGTTTCTCTTGTGACCTACAATGTTGTAAAGAATGTGTTCGTACTTTTCTTTTAAAATCTTGTAATGGTTTGCCTAAATGCATGCAATGCAATGCACGATTTACTACACACTTTATGGTAAGACATTTGAATCGGTCTTGGGTTTTGAACACGTACAAAGAAACCATGACGAATGTATTGACAAGTATTGAAATGGGTAAATTGCCAGATACACAACCGTATGTAGAAGCTGAACAAGAAAGATTACGTTTATCAAAAAAGAATCGTGAATATTACAAAGAAATCGATGAACTCAAAAGAAAAATTTCAAAATTAACCAATGCGATACATGCAAACCAGTATCGTATGAGGGGAGAAACTGTGCCTACTTGGCTCATGAATGAATACGTGGACAGCTCCTCCGTAGTTACGTTGGATACCCGTAAAAAATTCATCATGTCGTGTCCCATGGATATGTGTCGCGGATTTCTATCCACACAATACAAGTGTGGCACATGTCAAACACAAGTATGTTCAGATTGTTTGACAAAAAAAGAGGAAGAACATACTTGTGTGGAATCGGATAAGTTGACGGCTGATATGATTAAAAAAGAAACAAAACCATGTCCTAAATGTGGTACGCGCATTTATAAAATCGATGGGTGTGATCAAATGTATTGCACATCTCAACAAATGGGTGCGGTATGCGGTACAGCGTTTAGTTGGAAAACAGGAAAGATTGAAACGGGACAAATTCACAACCCACATTATTATGAAATGGCAAGAAATGGAATGAATTTACGAAATGTGGGGGATATACAATGTGGTGGTATTCCAGAAATAGGATGGATTTTACGTATGCTTCGTATATTTGATCCAGAGATAAGTAGCAAGTTGGCAAGAATTCATCGTCGTTTGTTGGAACATATACAGTATACTGCCAATGATGCAAGACAACGTATTCAAGCACGTGATCAAGAAACACGTAAAGTACGTGTTCTTTATATGATGGGTAATCTCAACAAGGAAGATTTTGCAACTACGATTTATCGACAAGAAAAAGAACACCAAAAAGCAGTAGACATTTATCATATTTTGGATTTGATTAGTATCAGTGGGATAGAAGCATTTCATGCAATTACACAAAATTTTCCACGAATGACGGAACAAGAATGGAATGTGTATCTAGAGGATCATTCAGGGTTTCCTTCGATACAAGATCCATTGAAACAATTGCATGCAGTGCGTGAATACTGTAATGAACAACTAAAACAGGTAAGTATTACGTATCACTGTACGGTGAATGAATATGATGAATTGTTTACACCCCATTCTGCAAAATACAATATGAATGGAGAGAAAAAAAAATAGGTATTCTCATTTTAATTCACACCATTCTATAAACAATTGGTCTACATTTACACCATCATACATACCTTCATACGTTTGTTCTTCTGTTTTACCAAAAGATGGAATCGATAAACAAGGATTTTCAAATGTATACCCTTCTTTTATTTTATCAATCCATAATTTTGTCATGTAACGACAATTATGAAAAAATACTTTTTTATAACGATCATCTATTTGTAAAGGTGATTGAAATGCCCATGCATCACATTGATATTCATTTGCATAAGTATATATAATTGAATTATTATAAATTTTACTTTGGTAAGAAGGATGATAACAAGGACGATTTGTTTTCAATCGAATATAATCAGATAGTTTGTTAGGTTTTTTGTGAAAATAAGGTAATTCATAAGTAGTAAATGTAAATAATCGTTTTGTCATGTCCACATATAGTTTTTTTGTATCTACATACACGTTGGGTTTTGCAATGAGAAAACGACCTGGATGTTGGTTTGCATATTCAATGAATGAATGAAAAGAAAAATCATGTACTACTACTTTTAATTTACTTGTATAATTGAGATTATGTTGTAAACAAAATTCAATTTCATTTATGTGTTCATGTACAAAATAAATCATTTGTTGAATATGTTTGTCTTTTCTATATTTTTCATAAGACCATTGGGTTGGATTACAGGTAAGAAGAATAAATGAATGTTCTTTATAGGGAAGTTCTGACAATGGTTCATGATATTTTTGAAGACAAATATCTTGATACGGAATAGAATACATTTCACAACACCATTTACTAAACCCACTCCCCCATAAATTATTACTAATACAATATGTTTTTTTAGAAGTACCCATAATATAAAAATCAAACATGTTTTGTTTCACTTCTTCCAATGTAATGGATAACGTTCCACCCAAATGCTTAATGGTATGATCGTATGTAATCAATTGTGGGAATCGTTTCTTCAACTTTTGTTTAATAGTTTGATTATCTGAAATAAGAACAACTGTTTCAGGAGTCAATAACAAACGTACATAATTACAAATTTGTTGAATTAAACCATCATGTATGAGTTGATTGGGTTGAACTTCTCCAGTCCAATGATGTATTGTATCGGGTATAAAATCATCGCCAGCACGTATATGAATAACAGTATAATTGTATGGTTCAATATTATATTCTTTCATTTTGGATAAAATAAAATGTTTCATGGGAGAATTTGGAATGAAATATTGTTTTAAACTATCTCGATGCATTTGTGTAATGGGATAAATTGGAAAACTTGTATTATAAATAAATTTTTTGGAATAAGGTTCTTTTGATAATAGCTCAAATAATTGTTTGGTGTAGTTTGGATCAATACATGGATAATTCAGTACATCAAAATGCGGAATATCATGAGATGTTTTACAAAATTCATGATCTAACAATAGATGGATTGGATGTGTAATACTCATGTGGAATGGTATATGATATTGTAAACAAATTTGTAATAAACAAAAACAACCTCTTATAAAATCTCCTAATCCTTGTGGAATTTTGTTTCTATATTTTTTATATTGATATACGTTTACAATTTCCATATGTTTAAAGATGAATTCTTTTTTTACATTTTAATTTAAAATATCGTTTTATTTTGTCTAACCACCATAAGACCAAGATTTACAATATATTTGTGATTCGTTCTAATCATATTGAGTTTAGTAGGTATTTTCCACATTTGCTGAATCAGTAAATTCACATCTCCATTTACCATTTTATTGGCTAAATCGGTTTTGACAAAATTAGAATAGAACATATATGATTAATCTAATAATATTGTATTTTTGTTATGTCTTAACAGCATGCTTACATAAGAAACATTGGAATAACTTGTACCAATAAACATAGTTGAATTTTTTATGTATTTGAAATCATCCAACATTCTTTCTACTTCATTCTGTACATCTAGTTCTGATGCATTGTTTATACTATTAATATCAAATCCTTTTTCTTTTTCAGTAGCCGTAGTACTTATATTCCAAGTTGGTCTTTTTGATACAAATTCTAAATAAGTATCATATTGATCAGTTACTATCAATAGTTTGGTATCTTGTAAATGTAATTCTTCTATCTTTGAAATATATTCATCGATAGAATTTATTTTCAAATGTGTTTCATAGATTAATTTATCACCCCGTCTTATGTGTAAACATGTAAAATCATTGGATACATTGGATGGAATGATAAAAAATGTATCAAATATTTCTTGCAGTATTTCATAATATTCTTCAAAATAACACAATTTGATTTTATCTTTTGTTTCAAATAATTTTAATTGTGGTGAATAAAATAATTCAAATGAATTCTTACAAGTATCCATCTTGAACGTCATGTGTTTGAAAAAATACTTTGCTACAGACGATGCACGATCCATGTTGATCGTCAATTCTGTTTGAATATTATTTATTTTCATATAAACCAACGCAAAAAGTACTCCTAATATAGAACTGCATAATGCAGAACCTGGTAATAAAGTAGCTACATAATTTTGTGTTTTACAATAACAATCATCCCATTCATTTTGTTTGACAAATTCATACCCATTTGAAGTTAATAATTCACGAATCATACTTCTTCGTGGTTCTACAAAATTATGTTCTACATCAATCCATCCAAAACTATATTTTTGAAAATCCACCGTTTTCAAAATTTCATATTCACTTCCTTCTGTATCTAATGATAAATATTCTATGAAAGAAGGTGCATTGTGTTTCTCTAATAAATCATTCATAGAAATGGTACGAACTTTTATGGTTGTTTTATTTTTATCTACCGTTTCTTTGTGATGATCTATATATTCACTAATGCCAGACAACATGGTTTCTTTTGCAACGTCAAATGTTACTTCTAAATTACTTGTATGATACATGGCTTCATTACAACATATGGCAGTTCTATGTTTACATAATCGTTCATAGATTTCTGGAATAGGTTCTACACAGATACCTTTCCAACCATGTTGTTCTAATAAATAAGTATTCGATAAAGAAATACCATCGTGTGCTCCAATATCTACAAAAAAACCTGTTTGATAACGTTTCAATACTTGAACATCTTGTCCTAACTGAGACATAATTAAGATGAATTGAAATATTTTGCATAAGTAGACGTAAATGTTTCAGCATTATTTTCAGAATAATTAATAGAATTAATTTGCCATGTTGAAAAACCTAACCATAAACCACCTTTTGTTTGATTTAAATAATCAAATGTAGATAAACTACTTTGTGTAAACCCTTTTGATGTATTACATTGAACCATTTCATCTAATAAATGAGTTACTGCATCAATACCATAGGATGGATCGTGATCTTTGTCATATCCAAATTCACCAAGTATAAAATCAAACCCTGATAATTTTGAATTTACAATAGACAGTAATTCTTGTGAAAGAGTAGACAATCCATGAGATGCAAAATCCCACCAATTTGGTATCATAGATGGTCCATAAACTCCACTACCATCTAAATTAAAATATTGATGTAATGTAATACATAAATTTGTACCGGTTGGAACACCTCCAGAATAATCAGATATTCCATGATAATAAGTAGTACCATTTATAACTACATGACCACCATGTTGATATGCAGACAATCCCATCACTATTTTATTGGTATAAGAATTATTCATACCTGAATAAATACTACTACTTCTGATTTGATCAATTGTTTTTTGATAATAACTAAAATCAGATATATCATATGGTTCATTGACTAATTCAAACCATACCAATGGATTTTTAAATACAGGATTTTGATCAAATATACGTAATGTTTGACCCCATATAAGTGATAAATTAGTACCATTATCTGTTAGTAAATGTTCATAATTCCATACACCATATGTATGCATATCAATGATTACTACTTTACCATTATCGATACAATAAGTTACAAAAGAAACAATATTATTGTAATAGTCTTCATTATAACTCCATGATGTAGTAACATTTGGGAAATCAGAACTTGTAAATAATGCATAATCATTATTACTTTGTGATTTATACCCCCATACAATAGGTAATCTTACTAAGTTACTCTTGTTCTTACTCCATGAACTATTTTTGTATGTAGTCAATGTTTCTTCCAAATAAAAAGTAGCATTCACGTTTGCTTCGCCACCACTAACTGCTATACCACCTACTGGAAAAGAATAATTCGATTGCCAAATGGTAGTAGAATCATATAAAAATGGTAATGATGTTTGTCCATTTGAACCTGCAAAAAAATAAATACCTGTTGGTACAATAATACCATTGTAAAAGGTCATCGTTGATGTAAATGTAAATGTACCTGGCGAAACAATTATATATTTGGTTGCTGAATTGGGATAATCTGTAAAAAAAATAGTACCATCTATACTTGGAATAGTAATACTATCACCTGTTTTATAAGTACGTATGTTATTGATTAAACTAGGATTTGGTGTAATGTTTAAAGAATTAGACAAATAATAAAAAGGTTCAGAAGTCAAAGAACCACATTTGAATTGATACAACCCATTACATGCATATTCCCCAGAGGCAACTCTACTATCACCAAAATACATTTCTGATGTAAATGTAAATGGTGTTGTTATTTTCATAGATGTAGAAGAATTATAGTAACTCAAATATAAATCACTACAATCAGTAATAGTTACTGTTTCAGTACTATATGAAGACAATCCATTTGTAACAGATGCAGTAGTAGGATCAGTTGCAGTTGGTGATACAGTTAATCCATACGCATTTGCTTTTACATTCACTTTTAATGGAAGACGCATTATTGTATTCGGATATTATATTATTGACATATTTTTACAAAATATTCATTCGAAGACTATTTTATAAAATGGTTCTATAAATTCCGATCCGAATTCAAAAGTATTAGGTAGCAATATTGGTATAAATTCAATCATTTGTAATAGTTTTTAAAAAGTATCAATAATATGAAAGAATATGTTGTAACACTTTTACCTGGTTCTGGTATCGGTTCTGCATTATTAGGAATAGTAGGAGGTTTATATTATCTTGAAAAAAATAAAATTCATTCTATTTTATATGTAAATCAATATTATGCTTCAACCCCTGTAAATTGTTTGATAGATTATTTTTTAGACAAAGAACAAATTACATGTTTACATTTTATAAATAAAGAAAAAACAAATTATCAAGAATTATTTTTTACAAAAGAAGCAAAATCAATTTATCATGATTGTTTGAATTCTTCTATCTTTGAAAATCTTGTAATATTGTTTCATAAAATTTTTATATTAAAAAATGAATATAAGGTTGAACATTATGATATTTGTATCAATATTAGAAGAGGAGATAAAATTACACTTGAATCTCTTCCTTGTGCAGAAATAGAAGAATATATCAAAACTATACAAAATTATAATCTTGTAAATCCTACAATATTTCATACTTCAGATGAATATGATTCATTTTTAGAAATAAAAAAAAAATTTCCTACTATACAAACACTTACAGATCCACAAGAAAAAGGTTATTTTTTATCAGAGTTAAATAAAAAGCCAATTAAAGATTTATATGATCATGTAAATAAATTTATGAAACAATTGAATATAATGAAGCATTCCACTTATTTTATTGGAACAAATTCTACATCTGTTGGTTTTTTAGTAAAATTATTACGCAATGTAATTGAAGATAAATCAAATATATATTTATGATATGTCAGTTGGAAAACATACCTATGGTGTTCCTAATGTACACTGGCAAATGATACTGCTAAATAAGTAATTTTTGTTCATTAGGTGGAAATCCTGAAAAATTTATTAAATACAGATTTACAGACACAAATAAAAGAATTGTTAGAATTGGGATGATAGTAATACATTTACATCATTATGCAGTGATATTGATTTCATACATGTACAAGTTTCATTGTATTTGAATATTAAAAGTAATCGTGATATCTGTTGTACCTGAAAAAGTTCCAATAAAAGAAAAGGAATCTCCAGATTGTAATATAGTTTGTCGTGTTGGACAAGTAGCAACACGTTCAGGATAATATTTCACCATGGCTTCATACAATTGACTACAGATGGATTCACCGTATTTGAAACCAGTTTTACCAGGTGTAGAATACAATGTACCATCCACTCTATCGATAGACAAACCGATACCATGATACATGTCTTCTTGTAATAACGCTTCTTTGAAAGATGTCATAATTTGGTCAGTGGAGGTTGCACCTGGAAAATGTTGTTCTAAATAAGTTAACAATGTAATATTGCCTATCATAAACTGTTGCAATGGAATGTTGAAATTGGATGCATTTGTATAACAATGAGTGATCCCATCATAATTGGAGTAACTAAATACATTTAATTGTGGAATCATCAATGGTTCTGTTTCCAATGTATTTGGTAATTCTAAAGGTTGTGCAGGTGTTACAATACCCGAAACACAGTAAGGATAACATAAAAAAGGTTTTTGATAAGCTACTCCATTCCTTTTGGCATAAGAATGTGCACTACTTCCAAATGAACTAGAGGATACACCACCTAATTGATTCATAGTAAAGACAACATCACGACGATTACCAATTCCTTTTATTTTAATAAAACGATTGTTGGTTACTCCATCTACTTGAATTGCTAATCCTTGTTTTTTGTTACCACCACACGTTTTTAAATTTACATTACAGTTATAAAGTGTACTACATGCAGAACCAGCACCCATCATTTTACATTTACTCATATAGTATATAAATATTTTACTCATATAGTACATGAATATTGTCATATTTTCGAATTGTGCAGGAAATATAATAAAACATATGTTTGAAAAACATCCATTTACAAAAAAATATGTAATCCATTACATTGTAAATTATGAAAATATAATGAAAGAAAAAATAGATGATACACATATTACTTTATTTGAAAATTGTGATGTATTTATGTATCAACCTTTCAATAAAGAATATGAAAATACTGAATATGATATTTCAACTATAAAAAAATATTTAAAATCAAATACAATTGTACTTAAAATAAATTATTATCGTTTTAGAGGATTTTGGTATGATTCTGAATACAAACCATACCATCAATATAATAATTATCAATTTCTTAACACTAAATATTATGGTATTCATGATAGTTTTAGAAATTTCAATACAACAAATAAAAATGAAGTGATTCAAAAAATAGATGACATTTACATCTCTAAAGAAGAATTGATGTTATTTTTCAATGAAGAGCTTGCAAAATTTAAAATCATTGATGACAATTCAGATATTAAAATGTACGATTATTTTATAAATAATTATCAAACAAAACATTTATTTCATGATCCATTTCATCCAACGAATTTATTTTTTTATGAAATGTTTCGTCAAATTGTGTATAAATTAGATAAACATGAATTAAATGATACTTATGATTTCGATGATATAGAAATGACACATTGGGCATTACCTATTTTACCCATTGTAAAAAATATATTACAATTAACATTGGGAGACATATATGTGTTTTATCCACCCAAATATGCTGATAAAAAATTATATATGAATGTATATGATTACTATTATATTCGATTATCACCTGAAAATTTTCAATTATACTTGAATGGAATTATATAAACCAAACGGGTGGAGATCGATTTTTCCATGATGCAATTGGTCTTTTGGACAAATAATAGTGACGATACGATTCAACCGGATCGTCCGTCTTGTATTCATCCGGCATGGCCAATGCAAACGAAGACAACCCCATCTCTGGAAAGTTAGTAGGTATATGTTCTTTTAAGTACATGGCAACCAAGTACGATTTGTGTGTCTTGGTATGCTGGTAACGGTACCTCCACTCTTCATGCAAACAATCAATCAATTTCAATGTCCATTCAAAGTTTTCACGAGAAGTACGACACCAAATAGTTACGGGGTGATTCTTGTGTGCCATTTTATAAATATCCTTGTGCATTCCAGGTTCCAACACATGCATTGCCGTGCAAAGCATCTGTACAGCTTCCAACAAGATTTTACTAACATGTTTGTCCATCATGCATTCTGCAATTTCTTTTTGAATGAGAGACAAAATAAAAAGATTCATTTGTTTTTATGTACTTCATTGGAAACGTTTCAATTTTTTTAAGGACAAAATGTATGGATCTACAAAGAACGATTGAAACATGTAAAACATGGAATTCACAACCTAACAAACCATTTCATATTGTATGTAAAGGTGGTGCTCATTTATCTTATAAATTGGGCTTACCATTAAACGATATTGATTTAACCATCTATACAAATCGTTTTGAAACTATACCAATCGAGTATGTACGTATGTTATGTGATGCACTTTTACCTAGGTATGAACTCACCGGTTCAGATCGTTTGTATCACGTTTCAGTAGGTGAACAAATATTGATGGATATAGTAGTTATCAATGAAGAATATTTAACAGTAGAAAACAATGATGCTAGTTTTGTATATTATGCATGTAGGAATCAAGGAAAAACAGTACACACATTTTTTGAAAGTCTATATGAACAAAATAAATTATTTCCAGATATGTCATTTGAATTGTTACAATGTATTGCAGGGTATGAATTGTATGATCGAGTCGTAAAACAAATACACATGGGTATGCGACCGAATGAAGTATCTAAACTACCATTGTTTGAACGTAAAAGAGATACTTATGCTGAAAAACAACATGTTATACGTAAATTATTATCAGACATTGAACTTGGACTAGATGATCATGATGATTCGGATGAATTGAAAGGTGGTAAACGTAAAACAAAATGTAAAAAATGTAAAAATAAAAAAAGTAAACGTTTTTCGAAAGTAAAACCATTCATGAAAAACAATTTATAGATTTATAAAAATGAAGAAACATATCGTCTGTAGTTTCATAATATTCTGGATGATAAATAGTACCATACACATCTTTGTCGAATACAAAACCTGTATGAATCGTTTCACCTTTTACAACAATGGTTGCAACTGCACATTTTGGTAAAAAAATATGATCAGAAAAACAATAATGATATTTTTTCATCATCGGTTTTGTAACATAATCACGACATATATAAGGTTGATTTGTTATTTTACCACCATACATGGATGCTAATAATTGACAACCAAAACAAATACCATATACAGGTACTTTGTACTTGTGAAGATAATAATAATTAAAATCAGACGCGCCTTCTTTACTAAAAACTCTTGAACTTCCACTAATGATGATGCCTTGTATTGGAGGTATGGTTTGTATTTTCTGTACACGAATAAATGGAATATCGTATTTCTTAAAAACACGGATGATAGAATCGATAAAAGATAATGGGTCTTTTCCGATACTGTTGTCTAATAATAATATCATTATTTTGTATGATTATTTTATGGTTTTTATGTTTGGTCATACTTATTTTTATTCAACTATGGAACATTGAACCGATTGGTACTATTATTGCTAATATTGCAGAACCATATGTTGTAGAGGATCAACTTTCTCCTTTGCATATAACATTGACTGCAGATTTACCAAATCAACCAGGTGGATTATCTTATCTGAAAGACAACACGGATGCATTAAATAGAAAACTTGTGCATGATTATTACAAACATGAATATAATATCGAGTTACCAAAGGATACTGAAATTGTATTTGGTGCAGGTACCACAATGATGGTTGCATCTATGTATTATGCTTTATCCAAAATGAATCCTATCACAGTATCGACAAATACACCTGTATATTACGTATTACACAAAAAAATATCCACTGTCATAAAAAATGTTGAATGGACAGATGGTCCTTCCGATTTGACAATTGTGGTATCCCCGAACAATCCACTTGGGTTTGTTACAGAACCAACGATGTCTTCTTATATGTTGTATGATGTAGTTTATGACAAAGCCATGTTTAGTGGTAAATTTGAAACGGTGAATCCAGAATTATACAAAGCATTTCAAGTAAATCCAAAAATATGTATTACAACAAGTTTTAGTAAGTTAGGTATACCAGGTGTTCGTTGTGGATTTCTTATAACAAGAGATAAAGAAATTGCTACATTATGTAGAGAATATGTAGATATTATGTCTGTAAGGTATCCAACTGCTTCGATTGCCATAGGTCGACAAGCATATTACAAGTATTTCCAAAAACGTTCTTGGCAAATGAAAAATTTTCATTTGTTGAACAAACGTCGTAAACAATTTATTACAATTTGTAAAAAACATAACATTGAAATTTTGAACAAAACAAATTTAGTTCCTTTTATGTATACGAATAAAAGTGTGGAATGGTGGATGGAACATTTTCAAGTTGAAACTAGAAAAGGAAGTGATTTCAATGATACAGATAAACATAGTCGTTTTAATTTAATGATTTCAGAAAATCATTGGTTAGAATTTATGAAAAGAGAAAATAAATATTTATAGTATGTTTATTCTTGTGTTTTTTATATTATTCGCAATACTATTTGTAATATATCATTTCACAAATCATAATTATTATAAAAAAAAAAAATTTATTATTTTATTGACTTTGTTAGGAACAATAAGTAGTATTTTACTTGCATCTTCAATCATCGTACAATTTTTTTCATACAATAATAGATTGACCGAAGAAGTGATTTCAAAATATGGTGATTATTCTAAAGAATTTTTAGATGAAGTATTAGTTTTATTCATAAACCATCCAGAATTACAATATTATTATGATGATTTATCCGGAACAAAAAAAATAAATGAATACACTATAAGAAATCTAACTTTGGAAAAAGAAATTACGATGTTAATGTTTTCAAAATTTGCAAAAACAACCGTCTTTATACAGCATAGTACAAATACAGAAGAAGTAAAATATGTAGAAAAATGGATGAAACATGTACTAGATACTTATATGAAATCGGATACGTTCAAACATTATTACATAAATGAATACAAACCCAAATTTTCAGGTCCTTCCATGGTAAAATACATGAAAGACAATTACAATTTGTGAATGTTTGGCAATTAAAATTCATGTAAAATATTCGGAAGAATACTTAACATGTTATTTTCTAATGGATCAAATATGATAGAACACCAAACAATATTATAAATAGTAAATAGATTTTCTTGAAATAAAACAGAGATCATTTCATCTTTGGTTGCATATAGTTTTTCATGATAAAGATTACAAAAATCATACAATTGGGGTACATGTTGTAAAAGTATTCTTTGTTCTTCTTGTGTAAAAGTAAACCCGATGATATTGCCAACACGAAATGTGTTTTCAAGTTCATCAAAATCGATAGTAGACAATACTTTTTCAACTTCGTTATGAGTTATACCTTTTCCTTTGAAATAATCTGCAATGTGTCGAAACATTTTTGTTTCAAGTATGTTTAAGAATTCATATTCTGCCATTTATAATCATTTTTAACGATAAATTCAATTTTTTCTAATCAAAAAATCCTAAATAATTTAAAAGGTTAAAAAATTCAATGTACAAATTCATATCAATCAATTTTGTATGTTCACATAAACCATAACCATCCATGTATTCAGAATCTTTTGGCAAAGTATGATTTGAAGAGGTAAACATGTCTTCAAAAAATTTTCTAAATATTAAATTTTTTCTACTTCCATAATTGAAATGATCTGACAAATATTCAAAGTCAAAACTATTGTATTTTCCAAATTGTTGTACAGGAGGATTATATTTTAAAATAATATTTTCATTACTTAAAAATAATTCAATGTACTCTTTGTAACTTTCATAATATTTACACTTTTTTTCTGATACATAAGAGAGTATTTTTTGTCTAATATCCATACTAATATAAAATATTTTATATTAGTATGGATTCGTCATTTAAATATTTAGCTAAAACCGATTTAGGAATGTTAGCTAGAAGAATTGGAATAGACAGAATAATTGACATTCATAAAAGATTAGATATAGTTTGTAATCCTAGAAAGTCAGCCCGTTTATCACAAGTAATTCAACCAACACGTTTAGAATTTGTAGAAATGCTTGTATGGACATTGACACATAGTTGGAAACCTCAAGCCGATCCAACAAAATTTCCCCATCAACGTTATGTATCTGGTGGTTTCATACGTGATTATATATTAAATGGGAGACATCCAAATGATATTGATTTTGGTATTTATAAGAATGAATCTTTAGGGGATCAACAAACTCATGGAATAGCTCAATATGCAGGATCATTCAAAGCACAATTTATGAAAGATTGGCCTAACATAGTTATGGATTGTCAACCATATACATTAAAAACACCTAAGAAGTCTTGTCTATTATGGTGTCAATGTCCAGGTACACCTACAGCGGATCTAAGTACAGAATCACACTTAGATGGTGTTCTTTTAGATGGAAATTGTAGATCAATGAAAGATTCTTTAACAGCAAGTGATGTAGATCTTATGATGATAGATGAAACAGGGTTATCTTTAAAATATGATCTTATTTTTCCACATTCTACATTAGATATGGCAATTGCAAATGCAGTAAATGGTAAATTTGTAATGTATCCACATATAGAAAATATATCAACACAATTTACGGGTGATGAACTTGCGAGAGGTTCGACATTAGAACGTATTGCAAGATTTGAAGGACGTAAATCTTGGAAATGTTTCAATACACCAGAATGGTGGCCTGGTTTACAAAAAGAACCAATTTATGATTTATTAATGTGTTTAAAATTACAAGAACTAGGTAAAGCAATACAATACGTAGATGGTGGAGTCACTATGGTAGGAACAGACCTTGACGAAATCCCAGATCCAGCTTTACGTGGAAGAATAGAAAGTTATGCAACTTTGGAATATTTTGGTATGGAAGCATCCTTAATTTCTCAACGACAAAAATTTTTAAAAACATGTGTTCATACAGGTCAACAATATGAGCCTACACCAGAAAGATTAATAAGTGTTATATTTACACAAGCATACACTATAGATGCTCATTGTACATTAAAAGATGGTTCAGCTCATATGTTAGCATTATTGTATTTATTACCTAATACAATGATAAATGCAGAAAAAACTTTAACAAAATGTTTGAAAGATTACCAAGCAAGAGTTGGAAAACCACTTTCTGATGACGGAAGATTACATTCAAAATCAACATGGAATCCACCTTGTATAGAAATAGGAGCAGTAAAAGTGGTTCATGAACAACCCACAACGGGACAATTACAAATAGTTAGAGCAACTGTAATGAAATACCCAAAAGCATTTCCATTGGAAGTTGGTTTTACTCCAACAAAGTATCCTAATCCTGAAGTACCTTCAGTTGAACAAAGTTTAACTCCACAAATAAAGAATCAGTTAGGCTGGTCAGGAAAAACTAAACAGTTAACAATTCCATCTATACCAGCAACTACTGGTGATGGTTCTGGTTTGTCAGGTTGGTTTGGATTCAATACACCTGTACCAGCTGGTACATTTCATGGACCTGCTGTACCGGCGGTACCAGCGGTACCGGCTGAAGCAGAAGCGGACCCTGTTGAAGATACTTTGGAATATTTGATACAAAAGATGATTGAGGATGGTCATATTAAATTGAACGAGCAAGCCACTGAAGCAGAATACAAACCATTTGATCTCTATTTTAAACGAAAAATTACACCTCAAGAACGTCAAATGATAAACCAAAAAATTCAAGAAAAAAGAAAAAATTATCAAATACAACAAGATTTATTAACAGCTAGAAAACAAAGAAAAGCTGTATTGGATCAGCGAGTGGAAAAGGGAAAAGCCGAAGAAACGCGACAAGAAACTGAGTATGAAAAATTTATTAGAGAATGGGAAGCAGATCCCGACAAGTTGATTGTAAAAGACTTTAACGAATTTTCTAAAGAAATGTATCCAGTTAAACGTAGACTTGATCAATTGAGGCATACTTTGTCATATACTGATAATGTTATGCAGAAGAGCGTTATGCAGAATGAAATCACACAACTAGAAAAAAAGTTATCAAAAGAAGATGAACTACAATTGCAAAAATATATCAATCAAGCAAAATTAAGTAATCTGAAATTTTATCACAGGTGTTTACTAACTGTTGAGAATCAAAAACGAATAAAGAAAGGAATGAAAGCATATGAACGTGATCCCACATTGGGTGATGGATTTCCCTTTCAACGAGGAGTTGTAAGGGGTCCTAACACTGCATTAGCACAGTTGATAGCAAATGAACCTAACAATGATGAGGTGAATAAATTTTTTATATATGTAGGAGAAAATGAAGAAAGAGAAAAACGCGGGCAACGAAGATTGGGTCCTCTTGAAATTCCCCCAGAAACAAATACACCTCGCGCTGAAATGGCTCTCCATGAAATTGAAGATTTCAAAAAAAAAATGGAAAAACAAGAAAATGACCGATTAGATGAGATTATTAAAAGAATGGATGAACTTCAGACAGAACGCAATGAAATAAATCGAACCAGATACCCAAGTCAAGAACAAAGTCAACGTTTAAAAGAAATTAGTAAAATTTTTGAAAGTTTGATTGTCGACGATCATGAGAGGAAATTGGTCAAGGGTCGAATAGTATACATACAACAACATGTTAATCCAAACTACAGACCCGTTCTACCCGTCAAACCTCAGTGGGGAGGTAGTTATAAAATGAAAAAAACTAAACAAAATAAACAAAATAAAAAAATAAAACAAAATAAATCAAAACGTTTACGAAAGTTAACACATAAACTACATAGATTTTGAAATATTAATTTTCAAATATTTTTTCTTTCCATTTTGAAATAGTTTAATCAATTTTTTTGAATGTGAAAAAAGCTTCTTTTGATGGGACGAAGACGAAAAAATATGAAATCATTTAAAAAATGTAAAGCATAATCATTCTGAGAATCAAGTGAATTCACAACGTAAAATATTAAATCAAAAGAACGTATTATTTACAATTCTTTGGAACTTTTGAAACATGTGTAAGACCCAATTTCATACTTTCCAAATATTTTTTCTTTTTCAAGTCTGTCCATTTTTGTTGAAATACTTTCATTTCTTTCGTATCTTTCAAGTGAAACATTACCATTCTTATGATTTTTCAAAATCAATTTTTCATTGAAACTCTTATTACAAACGTAAAACATTTTTAATTTAAAAATTGATTTTTACATGATTTTTTTTATATAATTATGTGCCAACCTAATACTTCTTATGCTTATGTAGATGGTAATCCCATTCCTATTGAATATTATGATAAAAAACGTATTGCCTATTGTAAACACGGACATTTATTATGTGGCGTTCAAGGATCACATAATCAATGGCATTTTCGTCATGTGAATTCTGCTGACGTATCCGCACCTTTATCGGAATGGCATGCAGAATGGCAACGTAATTTTGAACATACAGAAGTATGGTTTGAGTTACTGGAAAGACAACATAGTAGACGTCGTGCTGATATTGTAGAAGGCAAGTATGTAGTCGAAATTCAACACAGTACTATTCTAAAAGAAGAAGTAGACAAAAGAAAACATGATTATACTCTACATGGAAAAGAAGTTTTATGGGTAGTGGATGGAACAAACATTATAGTAAATGGTGATGTACTTACCATTGATTCTATTTGGAAATATGATTCCTTTTTAAATTGTGATTTCATTTACATTAACATTGCAAATACATTGTACAAAGTAAAACCATCTTCCATTAAATCATTAACTGTACATGTTATACCTATTCATAAATCTGCATGGATTGATTCTGTAAAACAACAATGTGTACAAGACATTGTACCATTGCAACATAAGATTTATTTGAAACAACAGGGTGCAGGCAATGGTAAAACATGGGGTATCATTCAAATGCTTGCACGTGATTCTTTTCAACATTACACGAAATTCATTTATGTAACCAAACAACATTCTGCACGTGTTATTTTAAAAGAAGAATTTCGTACACAACAAATGACACTGGGATTCACGAACATTAGTGAGATTCAAGAAAAACAAAAGAAATTTAAAATAGACTACACCAATGCAAAAGGACTTTCATGTACAATAATCATTGCAACCATTGACTCTTTCATGTATGCCGTTGGAAACAAATCAGTGAATGCAAGTGATAAATTTCAAGGAATTGCCCAATCAATCGTAGAAGGACATTTGGATGCAGATATTCGCGGTACAATACAGTATGCAGGTGTAAATCCAAAATTAAATGCAGAAACACTTTATATTATTGATGAAGCACAAGATTTAAATGTGTGTTATGCATTGGCTGTCATGGAAATCATGAAAAAGACAAACATGGATGTCTATGTGGTTGGTGATAAATTACAAAGTATTTCGAATGAATTAAATGCATTTACTACTTTTCAACCTTTTGCCATTTGTGAAGAACCAAAAAATGAATGTCGACGATTCATACATCCAGAATTAATTAATTTTGTCAACCATATGATTCCATTTGAAAAACATGGTCTACTTCCCATTACTCCTTACAAAGTATGCGAGGATACGTCAAAAGCAGTGTTTCCGATGTTAGCCAAAATGAATGTAATACATATAGATATTGAAGATACGATAGAGCGTATCATTCACATGATGGAAAAAGAAGTGAGAGAGAACGGGTATGTTCCTGAAAACTTTTTAATTGTTCTACCATTTGTTAGCAAAAATCCATTAGCAGACATGTTAGAAATTGCAATTGATCAATTCTGGATTCGTACCCTGGACCCTTCTTCCCAAACAGATCCTTACTGGAAATCACATAAAGTACAAGATTATTATCGTTATTGTGTGTTTCATAAATCTGAAGAAGGATCATCCATTAATTTGGACGAATCTGCACGTTCTACACGAATGGTTTCCATACATTCTTCCAAAGGAGATGGTCGCGAAGTTGTCTTTGTGGTTGGGGTTACAGAAGGTGTTTTGAAACTATACAGTGGTATCAAAGATACACTTCGCTACGATAGCATGCTACATGTAGCCCTAACACGTATGAAAAAGACATTATATGTGGTGTACATTCAAGATGATATTGGTAGAAGTATACAAGCCTGGTTAAACAAAACGGGGCAGTCTTTTGAAGTTACCAAAACATGTATTCGTTACATCATGAAAGTAAAAGACATTCTTACCTTTGCAGAAGAGAAACTCAATGCATTGATAGACTTGGATTTTCAAGAAAGTAGTGATACTTCACAAATCATAGACATGAGTCACCATAATATTCGATTTGGTATTCTAATTGAAAAAGTAAGAGAGTTATTAGAAGATCAAGACGGTAAACAACAAATTAAAACACAAAAAGAAAAATCATGTAGAGTACCCATCAAAACGTGGTATAATTGGAAAGAGTACAACTTACGTGTAAAATTAAACAAAGGATTCAAAGACAAGGACGGTAATTGGCAACAAGAATATTCTATTCCTTTGATAAAAATAAATGAAGGTGTATACAATCATTACTTGGGTATCATCAAACAACACATGGAGAGTGTACGTTTCAATGTAAGAAGTGGTAGAAAACTATGTCCATTTGAACTCATCATTATGTATTACATGAATCAAATTACACAAAATTATGATAGTCAAATTACTATGATGGATTTGTACAACATTGTAGATGTATATGAAAAGGCATTCAAACATCATTTGAAAGGTCATGAACATTGTTGTTGCAAAGAAACCTTTCAAGATAATGAACATAAAAATTCATTCACTGACTACTTGAACTCACATTATGAACAAATGTTTCGTGTGGATAGTCTACTACAAAAAGTAATAAAGACCTATCCAAAAACAGATTGGAATGCAGACCATAACATAAAGTACATGGATCATGTAAACTCATTAGAATCACGCTTTATTATACGCAATCAATGTCACTTTATTGGGTACAATACAACACAAGTTCTACTTTGTTACGTAACACCACAATTGAATTCACTTAATGTGAATGTTTTCAAAACGAGAGCCCTAATAGATACATTCATTATAAAAAATCAACATGAATCTACTGAAAATTATCAAAAGTATCATGGCAAACATGTATTTGTTTGCATATTAGCCATTAATTTGGACGAACCTTACATGATGAATCTAGACGTAGAAGATGTTCGTGTAAAAGAATCCATTGCATCTTCTATGTATGATTACTATTCTTTACAAAACAAAGAAGTGTTTCATTTGTATCAAACCTTGCGAAAAAAACACGAACCCAAAGTGTTGATTCAAAAAATGTTTACCAATTGGAATGCATTGAAATCAGAAACAGAAAGTTATGTACCCAACTATATAGATGGATTCATGGATGATTTAAATCGACAAAGTAGACGTAAAGAAGCATCTGCATTTGTTACAGAATTAGATGACACTTTCATAGATCGATTGAATGAAGAATTGATGTTTTCCATTCATGAATTTTTAAAACTCTACAAGTCCTAAGTGAATTGATAAATGTACGATTTTTAAAATCAAAGTATCAGATACATGGATTCAAGTAAATCTCCGACTTCATCTTGAAATTGTTCATTTGCATCTTCATCCGTCATATCATGTATTTGTTCTTTTATTTCTTTTAACCGAGGGATATTTTGTTCTTGTATTTCAAAACCATAATCTTGGTATTTACTAAAATAAGGTTTGTGTTTCATTACATAAATAGCAACTGACATTCCATTTTTAGTAGCGTGGTCAGATAAAATTACTCTTCCTTTAAATTCAACTTCTTCTAATAATTCCATAATAAGTTTCATGGTAGAATCCATATTTGGAATAAAACATCGTTTTTCATTTACACGAATGTTTACTATGTTTGCTTCTTTTTTTGTATCATTGATACATACAGCAATACATGTTTTTGCAGTAGGTGAATTATAAGAATGTTCAACATAGACAGAAGATAAAGGTTTATTTCTAAATCTAACTCTTGTTCTTTTACATAGATACGAATCATCATCACACCTTGCATTAGGTGAAAGCATGTTTTTTTGTCATTAAATAATAATAAGTAAGATTGTTAGTAGGTTCGTTACAACAATTTATTCCGTCAATCATGGTATCGTCAGGAATACCATCATTTCCATGTAAAACTAAAAATGTATGAGTATTTAATTTTAAAAATTCTACCCGTTCACAATAAAAATCCATACCATAATCTACCTTTCCTTCTAATTTATATTTGTAATAAGATAAAGAAAGAGACCCTCCTCGTTTTCTTGTTTTCATATAGTAGTAAGATTTAAAAACCAGTACAAGAATCTAAACATCTAGATTCAACAGAAAAAATATTTACATGTTGGATATTACTATGTTTTAGATTCCACTTTATAGATTGATGTTTTCTATTCCTAAAAATTAATAAGCACATTTTACTTTATACAAATGAAGAAGGAAAACTTTTCAATGGTTTCTTGTCGTACATGAAAATCACAAAGTACTTCACGCAATCGATCGGATGGTTCTTTATCCGTCCATCGTTTCGTCGGTTCAATCAAGTACAAGATACCATTAGTTTCTAATACACGATGTGCTTCCCTTACATATTCTTTGCAATTCGACCCCCACATTGCAAGAGACAATATACATATTTCCACGGAATCATCTTCCAATGGTAACTTGGAAATGTCTCCCACTTGTACCGATGCATTGACAGCAACATGATCTATGTTCATAAATGTAAATCGTGGATCACCTTTAAAATGTTCTGCAATCAAGGCTTTCCCACATCCCATGTCTACGATACGTTTGGGACGTTTGGTTTTAATTTTATCTAATTCACGTATCACTTGATTACGTGGAATCGATTCCTCAGGAAAGGTTGATTCATTGGATTCAGAAATGGCGTGATAGTCCGCCCATGCAGTGGGATGGTCTACAAAGTGTTGGGCTAATGTATCGGAACGCATGGTCTTGTACAATTGATTTAGAGTAGATAATTCAGATTTGACACGTAATGTTCTTTGTTCTGTTGTTTCTTTGGGTTCTGTTCTTGGCTGAAGTTTCATTGACTTTTTTTCAAAATATTCTTTGTACTCTTCCAAAAACTCTTCCCATTGTGTTCGTCTTTTTTCATCCATTTTATTTTTTTTATATAATTTTTGTTTATTATCTAAAAATCCTCTTATATATTTTTCACATTCAATACTTCTCGATGGTATTTTTTTATGTATAGATATAAATGTTTTTAGTTTTAATAAATTATCATCCCATATTTCTTCATTTGTTTTAAAATATTCTTTGTATTCTTCGATAAACTCTTCCCATTTTTTGCAACGTAAAGGGTCTTTGAAACCCTTAGTTTTAGTTTTATATGTCTGAAAATTTCCAGATATCCAATGTGCTAATACTTTTTCTTCTTCATTTTCTGCTGTCGTCAATGGTTTTCTTTTATGTATATTTATAAACTCTTTTACCGTTGTTAATTTTTCATACCATACTACTTCATCACTTGTTTTCAAATATTCTTTGTATTCTTCTTTAAATATACAAAAATCAATCATCATTTTTTCATTCATTTTATATTGTTCATGAATACACCTATACAACCAGCATGATAAATAACATTCACCTTCACGATTCATCATAGGACGTCGTTTATTTGTATTTATAAATAGTTTTACTTGGTCTAAATTATCATACCATAGTTTTTCACTTGTTTTAAAATATTCTTTGTATTCTTCTAAAAACACTTTCCATTTCTCATTTTTATTACGATTGTTACGACATATCCAATTTGCAAGGAATATTTCTTCTTTTACACCTTGACTGGGTAGTCTTTTATATGTATCTATAAATTGTTTTAAACGGTGTAAATGTTCTTCCCATATTTCTTCATTTGTTTTAAAATATTCTTTGTATTCTGTTATAAACTCTTCCCATATTTTACAATAGTTTGGAAATTTAAAACGTTGAGTATTTTTTTTATAATTTTGGATTTGATGAGATAACCATTTGCCTAATTTCTTTTCTTCAATAGTCTTGTTAGGTCTTCGTTTCTCTCTTTCCAGAAAATTACGTAATTCTTCCAATCGTTCATTCCAATTATCGATCACTTCACAATCCATCAAACAATTTCCCAAGTCCAAGTCTCCTTGCAATTTCCAAAAGACTTGTACATCTGCATTTGTATGCACCGTGAGTTTTACACGTTTACCAGGTGGCTCTATATTCTTTGCTTCACCTATTATTTCATAATAAGTACCATCTTCCAGTACATTGATCACTTGTTCTGATTCTCCATGGCTTACAATTGGTTCTTCCAAAGAATTGGAATGTACATCTAATTGTTCACCCGTTTCTTCCACTCTTTCCAACACTTCATCAATATCTACTTCTTCTCCAATTGTATATCCTTGTCTTCTCAAATTTTCTTCTATTTCTTGTGGCGAATATTCATTCGGATAATGTAAACAAATATCATATAAATCTTCATCTTCTTGTCTTAATGCAGACAATACATTTAAAATTGGAGTAAAATCACCGCCTTTAGACATATCTTCACGTATTCGTGCATCACACTCTTCTGCCGTCGTACATGTTTCATATTTTTCTTTTTGTATGTAGATCGGTAAAAGTATTGTAGAATGTGGTTTATCTACACCAAATTGTTTTCGAACAATACGTCCAATATTTTGTATAATTTTTACAAAGGATGATTTTGGATCTACAAAGACACACATGTTTGCATTCTTTGTATCTACACCTTCTCCCATGGTTTCACAAGAAGACAACAGAAAGACATCTTGACATGCATCAAATACATTTAACAAAACTCTACGTTCCTTGGCTTTCATTTCCGAATAAAACCCACGTACATGTACCTTAGGAACTGGTTTGGAAAATTCTTTGGAAATGTGTTCAAATGCTTTTTGAATCTCTGTTGGATTCACAAAATTTCGTACAGAAGTAGGTGATTCTGTATTGACATCTGCATGAAAGGTAAGAATACGATTGTTTCCCGTAGTAAAGTAAGCCCTTGCAATGGATTCATATAGGATTCGATTAGTATCTTCTCCTACAAGATCTACACGTATTTCAAATGGATTCAAGTATCCTTCTGCCACACCTCTCAAATAAGAATATTCATAAGCAATAGATCCATAATCTACTTTCTTTGGTGTTGCTGTAAAGAAGCAACACTTTTGAATGTTTGGATTTTCTAAAAAGAGTGGAAAATACGTTTCTGAAGAAACATGGTGAGCTTCATCTACTACACACATGGGTATTGTTACCTCTTTCAATAAATGAAAACTTTGATAAGTAACACAAATGATCTTGTTCTCACTTTTTTGTAGAAAAGTATGAATATCTTCTTCCTTGGTGGTATGATCATCTTCACTAGAGATGATCATGGTAATGCCGGTGAAGATGGAATTTTCCAAGTAGTCTGTATTAAATTGTTCGATCAAAGATAAAGATGGAAACACATAGACACAAAGTGAATGCCCTTGAAATGCTTTTCCGTATCTCATAAGAAGAGATTTACCAGTACCACAAAACATTTTTACAAGTCGTTTGTTTTCAATAGTAAATGAAATTTGTTCATCTGCTTCACGTTGATAAGGTCTCCATGGTTTAAATAAAGACATTTTTATGTTAGTATACCATTTATTTTTCAATTTTAAATTGAAACCATAAATGTGGAAAGTTTACCATTTACGATAAAATTGATATTATCATAAATTTACCTTTACACATGGATCTTGACAAACTAAGCCAACCAGATCTGGTAAAAAAATGTAAAGACTACAACCTAAAATATTCTGGAAATAAAGCGGAATTAAAAGAAAGAATCAAACATCATGAATATATTCAAAAACTACCACCCTTTCTACAACAACTTTCGCAAGAAATATCAGTTGATGTAGAACGTCGTCTATGTACAGCATGTTATGCCGTAGGTCACAACCCATACAGTAAAGATTGCATTGTTCATGGTAAACAAAATCGAGAATGGATAGAATATATCTTATCTTATTTATTGAAAAAAGACAAAGAAGATGATGAAAAAAATTTGGTTATTTTAAGTGAACAATTACAAATATCAATACAATATTGTACATCACTTTATAGACAAATAAAAAGTGATGCATTAAATAGAAAAAGAAACATACGTAAAATGATACATTTGAACCCAAATATTTATTGTCATGAATGTAACTTCATTATGTCACAAAATGTTGCAAGAACATGGAAAGGAAATCAAATTTGTCAAAGATGTTTTTCACAAACTATCAAAGAAAGAGAACATACATGGTGTCTCATTGAAGCCTATAGACCGAATCATTGTGCAATTTGTTTAAAAGAAAAAGAAAATAAAGATTGTTTTCATTTTGATCACATAAATATGTTTGACAAAGGTCATACCGTTTACAATATGGTAAAAACTGGTGTACCTGTAGAGAATATTTACAAAGAAATAGATAAAATGTCAATTAGTATGTTTTGAATGTATAACCTTTCTTGAACGAGATATTAAATTTATAAATACAAAAAAATTATACAGAGTTAATCTTCCTGAAAATGAAGAATTGCGAATATCACTACAAAAACAATACGAAGAATCATGGTTCCCTTGTACGAAGATTTGAAAGAAGTTATGCTCGAAGTAAGACAAATTGGATTAAATTCTAACGGTGTTCTACATAGGAAACACAATTACATCTGCTTGATCATCCATCAATCAAAACAATACCGATGATTTACAAGTACAACTCATTACTAAACTAAAATTATATTCAAGTTTTATTGCAATGGCGTTTATGTGCTGACATACCTTGCTTTGTTTTGCAACTATACTGACATTTTTCACAATAAATCAAAGTATCTGCAGAAGCATATCGTGGTGATAAATACAATTGTAAATCCGGAAGGTCTATGCCATCTAATTGTTTCGTCATAGATGTTTGAAAATCTTTTACATGTTTGATCATAGCCAACTTTTTTGTTTTAAACGTACAATAATTTTCATTGATTTTATCTAATATTTCTTTTGGAATTGCTTCTACTTCAATATCCTGTCCCATCTCATCTAATCTTTCTTTAAAATGATCCAATATATCAATGGCTACTTTAATCATATCCGCATCATTGTTTACATGATGTACATAGATCAACACATTACCATCTTGTATATTGATTTCAAAATTTTCTTTATTGGCAATACCGGTATGTTGAGAAAGAAATAAACCGCAACAGTTTTGCATGGCCGTATCCCTCATAAACTTTTCTACTTCATCGCGTGGTACATTGGTATCCCAGTTTTTATTTTCAATCAAAATTTTTGTTTTACCTCTACGTTCTAAAATAAAATCACCAGTTTCTTTAGTGGTTCCTACAAATTCAAGATTCGCCGAAGGGTACAATCCTTGCAAAATATGAAAGACTAACGATTCACCAATCTTTCCTTTGAACGAAGAATTATCCATTTTACGTAACATTTCTTGAACGGATTGATGATTTTCTTTTACTGAACCTAATTGATGATCTTGTGCCGTTTTTATTTCTTTCAAACCAGAATCCATCTTTTCATAAGAAGAAGTAAGCAGTAGTTGTGTCGTGTTAAATTTTTGATCCATAGAAAGTAAAAAGTCTTGAATCGATTGTTGTCCGGATACTTTACGTGATTCTTCTACAATGGACTTTTGTAAATCTCGAATGGATTCTTGTAACTTGGAAGTAAGATCTTGTGTCTTTGGAATGTCTTGAAACAACAAGGTTGTTTTATCTAATAGGTGTCCATTGTATTCTTTCAATAAAGGAGCAACACGTTCTGACACATTTGTATTCAGGATAGATCGTACATCTTCCATGTATTCTTTTTTCATTTCCATCAATTTCATAGAAACTTGTAACAATAATTCTGGATTTGATTTTGATACTGATTCCTGCGTCTTTTTTACATCTTGTTCAATGGTCTTTAACCTATCTAATAGTTGTGAAACCATGGATGCATTCATGGAATCATGTACCATCTTTTCCATCATGTCAACCAATAAAAGATTCACATGGTCTATAGAAATGTTAGGATTGGCTTTATAAAATTCAATGACTTTTTTATTTGTGATCTGAATCATTACCTAGTTGTAAAAAAATATCTTTGAATCTATTTTTATATAACCAATTCTTTATATTTTATGTATTTCGAAGTTTTCTTTGTAAAACTTTAACAACTTTATTTATTTTATTCCAATCAGATTCCCACATGACAACTAAATTAAACCCTAATTCTTTTATTTTTTTTCTCTTATCATTGTACTTTGATATAATTCACCAAATGTTTTTTTACTAATAGGATTTATTTTTTCACTAGAATATATTTTAGGATTTCCATGCCAAAAATCACCATGAAATAGATTGTTGCCATCGTGATAAATTTAAATGTTCTCTTCCATCGGGTCTTGGTGAAAGTGATTCTCTAAATTCACGAATAAGTTTCAAATTTTTTTCCGTTAATTTGATAGGAAGTACAGTATGTTCAGTTTCCATTTTCAATATAACTTGGATACAAATTCAATTTTAAAATTGATTTATTCAAAACAAAAAATAGTTATAATGATTACTTACGAAACTGTACAAAAAATAGGTTACTTAATTGGTATGCCCTACAGTTATGATATCAGGTGAATGCAATTATTATAAAAGTGAAAGTGGAAGACCACCACTACTTATTTTTACTGATTTAATAATATCAGGACGACATAGCCGAAATACTACAAATTCAGTTTATGTTCTCAATTTAATTACACTTAAACCAACTAAAAATTCTTACAAACACAACTACCTACATCATTAAAAACATTAATTCGTAATGAAATGTAAAATTAAAATTGAATTTACCAAACTATTTTTTTGAACCATGGATCTTCATGAAATGAATCGATCCCAACTTCTTCAAGTATGTAAAGACCTTGATATAAATCGACCCTACTTACTCAAAAAAGAAGACATGATTGAAAAAATCAAACAGTATCAAACGAATCAACGACTTCCTAATTTTTTACAACAACTTTTACAAATGATTCCAACCGACATGAAACGAAAAGTATGTAAACAATGTGGTGAATTAGGACACAATGTAACGAGCATAAAATGTATCATGAATGCAGACCAAAACAAACGATATATGAAAAGTATAAAAGAATATTTCTTAGCACAAGAACTTGGTACAGAGAATCGTTTACATTTTGATGTACTAAGTAAGCAATTGAACATAACCATAGAACAATGCAAATTACTTTATAGTGAAATACCACGAATCGAATGGACAAAACGACCATTCGATTTACGCAAACAAATGAAAGAAGTAACGTTTCAATCTTGTCAAGAGTGTGGAAAAATAGTATGCATGGTTCAATGCAATACTGTGCATACATGGAAAGAAAAAAAAATATGCGATACTTGTTATTCACAGTATGCAGAAGAACGAGAACAAATCTGGAAACAAATTGATGCATATAGAAAAATAGAATGTGCTTTATGTCTTAGTACAAAAAAATACAAAGATGAACGTTACCATTTTGATCACATAAATATGTTTGACAAAGAATCTGGAATTTATAACATGGTTGCAGATGGTAAGAACATGGAAGACATTCAGAAAGAAATAGATAAGTGTCAAGTACTTTGTATTTCATGTCATCACATGGTTACATTTATAGAAAGACGAACAGGATTTTTAGAATTGAAAAGAGGTTATACTTCAGATTATTTAAAACAAACAGAGAATGAAGAACTTAATCGTGTTCTAAAAGAAAAATATCACAACATCATGACACCTATTTATGTAGAGATGAGACAAATCTTAACAGAAATAAAACAACCCATAAAATTCGCAGAACAAAAAATTACTAAAAATTTAGAATGCGAATTGTTTGCAGAATAAAAAATTACTAAAAACTTAATCTGCGAATTTTTTCCTAAATAAATATTTTTTTTGAAAACTTGAATGAAAAAAAAATATTTTCCTAT